CATTAAGTGGGTGGAGAATTATTCAAGAATCTGCTTTAGCAGCAAACCGCCACATGAACAAGGTAATTAAAGGGCAAATAACGCTATGAAAAAACCAGATAATGTAGCAGATAATCCTGGTCTTTTACCTTATGCTAGCAATGTTGGTGCTCCTGCTATTCGTCCTGAAAATACAGATGATTGGAAATTTAGAGGTATTTCTAAAGTAAATAAACAAATTAATACTAAATTCAATGAGCTTAAAGAAGAATATTTTAAGTTGATAGAAGAATACAAATGGAATGAGTTAGTTTATCAATCTAAATTTTCTTATGAACCCATAATAGGTGAAACTTATCATCTTTATATGGGGAGAGATGGGAATCTTTTTTTATCTTTAATAGCACCTAATGAGTGGAATAAAGAACATATTGGTTCTTTTAAATTAAACAGTGAATTAAAATGGATTAAAGTATGAAACATTTAGAGGAAACACCTTGGTTTGTTTGTGATGAAGGAGATACTAACTTTTGTGCCTACATTGACACCGATTCCAATTACTTTAATGCCGAACCACTTCTAAAATATCTGTACCCTGACTTTGAATCTTTTGATGATGGGAAAAAAGATGAAATACTAGAGGAAATAGCACTTAAATACCAAAATATTATAACTGAGCATTATAATGTTTTAGCTAAAGAATGTTTTAATGTACCTGACTTTATTGGGGAGGAACCACATAAACACCATTTAGAAATGAAAACTGAGTGTGTTATCCGCTCAGCTTACTTCAGAGCCACAAGACGATACGCTCAGTGGATTACTAAAAAAGAAGGTATTACTAAAGAGGAACTAGACATTAAAGGTCTAGAGTTTATGAAAGCTAATTTCCCTCCTATCTTTGGAGAGTTCTTTAACAGCATACTAGAGCAAGTACTAAAAGGTGCACAACATAAAGATATTTTAGATCAAATTAAAATCTTTAAAAAGCAAGTACTTAACGGAGAAATATCTATTAATAAACTAGGTAACCCTACTTCAGTTAAAAAGCTAGAAAAATACACAACCAAAAAACCTAGAGCAGGGGAAGTATTTACGCAAATAGAAAAAGGAGCACCTGCTCCTGTTCGAGCCGCAACGCGTTACAATGACTTATTAAGATTATGGGGTTTAGATAAAAAACACAATCTAATAACCATGTCGGATAAAGTTAAATGGATCTACCTAAAAGATAATTCATACAAAATAGAGGCTCTAGCATTTCTAGATTATGATATGCCAGATAAAATTAAACAATTCCTTGATGCCTATGCTGATAAGCAACAAGTATTTGATAGCATCTTGTTAAATAAACTTGAAGGTTTCTTTTCTGACTTAGGGTGGTCTTTAGATTTGAATCCTCATCTAAATTCATTATCTTCATTTGAAATTTAAAATATATGATACACAAAAATAAGTTACTAAGTTTTATCTCTAAGTATTATCTTAACGGTTTAAATAACCAAGTCAAATGGAGAATTAAAGATAGTAAACTAATAGTTTACGGAGGAACAGCAGGTCGTGTTTGTAAGGTTGAACTAGACAATTTTCCACTAGAGGATGGAGAACTAGGGATATTTGATACCCACAAACTAAGTAAATTAGTTTCAATCACTAGTGGGGAATTAATGATTTTAACTGAAAAGATTAAATCTATATTTACTAAACTACACCTCCAGGATGCGAATTTTAATTTAACGTATTCTTTAGCTGATGTTTTAATCTTAGGAAAAAACACTTACTACAATGATCCTGAAAAATGGATTGTAGAAATTGATTTAGCAACTGAAGATGTTGATAATTTAATTAAGGCTAAAAATGCGTTAGCTGACGTAGATAACATGCTAATTACCACTAACAAGGATTTGGATGGCAATTATACGTGTGAATTTATCTTTGGAGATAACACGGGATTCTCAAATAAAATCACGTATCAAATTATGTTAGGTTCAAACCCAATTGAAGAATTTCAAATACCATTTGATTCCAATGTTTTGAGAGATATTCTATCTGCTAACAAAGATCAAGACAAATGCACACTAAAACTATCTCCTGAAGGTATTTTAAAACTAAACTTCTACTCAGCTGATCTAAACAGTGAATACTTTGTAGCAAGAAACGAGTAGACACTATATGTATAATAAAGTAATACAGCTGGAGCGTATTAAATTTATGTTAAACCGAGGATCCTAGGACCTCACAAACCCGTATATCTTATGAGTACTTTATTTAATGAATTCGACATCCTATTTCACAACTTCTTCCACCCATCGAGTGGATTTCTCTCTGCCTCAACGGCAAAACAACCCCACCCTTTAAATATCTTCTACACTGATGACAAACTTCATTTTGAAGTTGCGTGCACCGGTCTTGCAAAAGAAGATGTAAACGTGAATATCGAAGACGATATTCTCAAAATCAGTTACAAGAAACCAGAAGAAGAAGAAACACTTCATCCTGGTACAATTTACAGAGGCTTAGCAAAACGTTCATTCGATCTAGGCTATAAAATCTCAGCAAAATATGATTTAAGTAAAGCAGAAGCCAAACTTGAAAATGGCTTGCTTGAGATTTCTATCCCAGTATCTGAAAAAGCTAAGTCAAAAGTTTTAAAGATAAAGTAAAAAACCCCTTTGCTCCAGCGTATTACTTTATTATATTCACGTTATACTTAAAACAAGGTTATAAATGATTCGAAAACGAAAAACAAATCAAACTCTTACGGATTCAAAATTAGAACCCTTTTTCATTACTGTAGATGATTATTGTTTTACAGTGAAGGAAAGAGTTACTTCTGATGCTGATCACTTTAAATCTAGTGGTAAGGTCAAAGTATACGAAAAATCTCTATCCTATCTCCCAAGTTTAGGTGCAGCCTTAACTAAAATTGCGGAATTAAAGGCAGGGATTGGGGATTTTGATTCTCTGGATGAATACTTAAAAAATTATGAAACTATTAAAAACGAAATAAAAGAATACACACATGAACTTAGAAGCATTATTTGATGCCGTTATAGTTAAACCGCAGGAAACTGAGGAAACTACATTTGGAAACATCATTGTACCAGATTTGGGCAAAGAAAAAAACGAAACCGCTATTGTTGTAGCTGCAGGACCTGGTAAGTATTCAGTTACAGGTAATTTTATCCCTAGCACTGTAAAAGTGGGAGATATAGTAGTATTGCCTACTATGGGATTTACAAAATTCCCATTTGATAACGAAGAATATTATGTAGGACCAGAAAGTCAAATTTTAGCAAGAATTAAAACTGAAGGATAATGGGAAAAGAAATAAATTTTGGAAACACAGCTCGTACCGAGTTAATGAAGGGAATTGATGTTTTAGCGGATGCGGTTGTAACCACTTTAGGTCCTAACGGGCGAAATGTTGTAATCGCCAACAATGGTATTCCACAATCTACTAAAGATGGTGTTACTGTAGCTAAATCTATTACCCTTAAAAATCCTACTCAAGAAGTAGGTGTACAACTAGTTAAACAAGCAGCTATCAAAACTGCAGAAAAAGCAGGAGATGGTACAACTACCTCTACTCTTTTAGCTAGAGAAATGGTTAGAGCAGGTTTGCAAGCTCTAAACAATGGAGAAAATGCGGTTGAAATCAAAAGAGAAATTGATAAAGCAGTTGACGCTATCGTAAGAAATCTAAGAGAAAAAATCTCTGAAGACATTTCTTCCGAAGAACAACTAGAACAAATTGCTACCATTTCAGCTAACAACGATCCAGAAACCGGAAAATTGATTGCAACCGCAATTGAAAAAGTAGGTATGGAAGGAGTAGTTCACATTGAAGAATCTAGAACTGGAGAAACATATCTTGAAACTGTAGAAGGTATGCAGTTTGACAGAGGATACAAATCTCCATACTTTGTAACTAACAACAGCAATATGACTGCAGTTTTAGAAAACGCTGTAGTGTTGATTGCAGATCAAAAGTTTACACAAGTAAAAGAATTGCTACCTATTCTAGAGGCAGTATCTTCACAAGGTAAATCACTTTTGATTATTGCAGAAGATGTTGACAACGAGGCTCTAGCTACTCTTATTGTAAACAAAATGAGAGGTATTATGAAAGTATGTGCTGTTAAAGCACCTGATTTTGGAGATAGAAGAAAACTAATTTTAGAAGACATAGCTACCACAACTGGAGGTCAAGTATTCTCTAAAGAAAAAGGAATGAAACTTGAGAAATTCAGTTGGGACTGGTTCGGAGAAGCAAGAACAATTACTATAGATAAAGAAACAACCACGATCGTCGATGGAAAAGGAAGAACTGAATCAATTGAAGCACGTATTGAAGAACTACAACAACAAATCAACAAAGCACAAACCCCGTTTGAAATTGAAAAACTTCAAGAAAGGTTGGCAAAGTTCGTCGGAGGAGTAGCCATTATTCACGTAGGTGGAGCTACTGAAACCGAAATGAGGGAGAAAAAAGATAGAGTAGATGATGCACTGCATGCAACAAAAGCCGCTATTGAAGAAGGTATTGTACCAGGTGGTGGAGCTGCTCTATGGCATGCACGAGAAGTTCTCATGTACCCTACTACAACGGGAGCAAAAATTGTTTACAAAGCATGTGGTAAACCATTTGAACAAATTCTAGTAAATGCTGGATTCAGTTCAACTGAAGCTCAAATGGTAGGTTTACAACTTGAACCATCTAACACCTGGTTAGGCTATAACATTAAGGAAGAAAAATGTGTAGACATGAAAGAAGCAGGTATCATCGATCCTACTAAAGTAACTAGAACAGCTCTACAAAATGCAGCTTCAGTTGCGGGTACTATTCTCTTAACAGAATGTACTGTGGTAGATGAGCCAGAAGAAGAAAAATCAAATCATATGGACCCTATGATGGGCATGATGTAAGTTATGGAAAAAAAGGTTGTTGAAAAAAACATCTTAATCGCTCGGAGAATGCCTCCGGGCGATAGATGGAAACTAGAAATAGAGGAAGGTAAAGAAAAAATCCATGGTTCTTTAACTGAAGCTTTAGAAGCGTATATGGTACTAACTGGCTTTAGGGGTGAATATAGGCTTGCCCCCCTGAAAAGTGAGTTGTATATTATACAAAGTGAAGAACAAGAAATAAAACCTATACCTGAAAAGAAATACTCTATCTATGGCGAATACTAAAGAACATACTTTATTTGTAGAAAAATATCGTCCTTCTAAACTAGAAAATTATGTGGGTAATGAGCACCTCAAATCCACTATTTCTAAATACCTAGAACAGAACGATATTCAAAATCTTATATTTTATGGTCAAGCAGGAGGTGGTAAAACAACCTTAGCTAAACTAATTGTTGGAAATCTTAATTGCGATTACTTGTATATCAATGCTTCAGATGAAAGAGGCATTGAAACTATACGAGACAAAGTATCAGGGTTTGCGAGTGTTGCTTCTTTTAAACCTCTAAAAGTGGTTATATTGGATGAGGCAGATTTCTTAACTATTAACGCACAAGCCTCACTTCGCAATGTAATTGAAACATTTTCTCGTACTACACGTTTTATAATGACTTGTAACTTTGTAGAGCGTATTATAGATCCTCTACAATCAAGATGTCAGGTAATTAAAATTGTACCACCATCTAAAGGTGAAGTAGCTGCTCATATTGCTGGTATTATGGAGAAAGAAGGTGTTTCATTTGAACGTGAAGACCTAAAAACTATTGTAAACCAATTCTATCCCGATCTACGTAAATGCCTTAATACTATTCAGTTATCGATTGCACATGATAAAGTAAAAGGTGAAGACGATAAATGGCTTAGAATAGATAAATCAATACTTGTATCTTCTAATTACATAGATAAAGTAATTGATGAGTTAAAGAAACCAAAACCATATTTTAACAATATTCGACAAACGATTGCGGATTCAAATGTGGAAGATTTTGATGAATTGTTTAGAGCATTATATGAAAAAGCTTCTGAATATTTACCTAATAAAGAAGGAACAGTAGCTATGCTAGTAAATGATCACCAATATAAAGCTAATTTTCGTATTGATAAGGAAATTAACATTATGAGTTTAATACAAAATCTAATAACTAATAAATAAAAAAAATGGAACAACCACAACTTAACATCGATTTAAAAAACACCACAGGAATTCAGAATTCTGAAGGTGGGAGTGTATTTCAACAGGGTCTTATCCTAAGAAAAATCTCTAAATTTATTGCGGGTACACCTGAAGATGCAATTCTTCCAATCCCTGTATTTTATGATCCTCATACATTCAAAATCTTTGCTGAAGCATTACCTAAAGAATTGCGTGAAGAGCTTAAAGACGAAAGTATTTAATGAAAAACGTTTTTGATTGGTTAAAGGAAATCAATTCTACAAAATCCCATCCTGATACATTTACCAATCAGGATTGGGATATTTGGAATTCTTACATGGTACATCGATTCCTAAGTATGAATCCAGACTATATAGAATTAGTAAATGAAGTTCAATCATTACCCCCATCCAATAAAAAACAAATATATTCAATTTATAGAGAATATATCCCTAAAAACAACAAATGGTCTAAGTATGTTAAATCTGGCAGTAAAGAATTTGATAAAGATCTAGTTCTACAGTTAAAAAAACATTTTAACGTTTCTGCTCGAGAAATAAAAGATTATTTAAAAATTTTAGACAAAAAAGAAGTACAAAGTATTTTAAGCAAACAAGGATTAGAAGAAAAAGAAATTAAAAAATTATTAAAATGAAACCAGAATTGTACGACATGCTCCTTACTCAAGCGATGGCAGAAAGAAGCAAAGCAATGTTAACTCTTAATCTATTATCTGAACACCCCGCAGGTATTGGAGACCATTCAACCAAAGATTTTTACAATAATGCTGAAGAAGCTCTAGCTATGTTGGTGGATGCAGATGATAAAATTGAAGCATTGCAAAAATATTTTAAAACTAAATCTGTAATCTAATGAGCGATTCTATAACTGCTTACTACGATAGAGAAAGAGATAGACAGGACAAATATGTTCAGTCTGTAAAAGAAAAATTTGAGCAGCGCTCACAAACTGGAATTAGGAAATATAATACTACTCTAGAAAGAGAAGATCTAGATTTCCTAGACTGGTTAAACCATCTCCAAGAAGAACTAATGGATGCTACTTTGTACATAGAAAAACTAAAAGATTTTGCCCAAAAAACTTCCTAAAATAGTTAAAGAAATCCAAAAAGCTACCCCACCTCCAGTGAACTATGCTTACCAAAAAGGAATTTCTTTCTCTCAACTAACCATATTCAACAACTGTCCTCACAGGTGGAAATTACAGTATAAGGATAGAATTAAAGCATTTACTTCTTCTATTCATACTGTATTTGGTACTGCAATGCACGAGGCTATCCAAAAATACTTGGATGTAATGTATGCTAGCAGTGGGGCTGAGGCTGATAGACTAGACCTAGTAGAAATATTCCAGGAAAAGTTTGTTGGGGAATATAAAGCTCAATACACATCAAATAATAAACAGCATTTTTCCTCAGCAGAGGAAATGAGAGAGTTTTTTGATGATGGAGTAGAAATTTTAAATTGGTTAAAGAAAAAACGAAACAAGTACTTCTCCAGGAGAGGATGGTATCTAGTAGGTTGTGAGATACCCATTGTAATTCAGCCAAATAAAATGTATAATAACGTATTATACAATGGATTTTTGGATGTTGTGATGTACCACGAACCAACTAATACATTTAAAATTCTCGACATAAAAACAAGTACTAGTGGGTGGAGAGATAAGGAAAAGAAGGACGAAAACAAACAGTTCCAGCTAATACTATACAAACATTTCTTTTCAGAACAATACAATATCCCCATTGACAGCATTGAAGTAGAATTCTTTATTGTTAAACGGAAAGTAATGGATTGGGACGACGAGAAAATTTTATCTCCACACCAAGCTTACAGAGTGCAAACATTTGTTCCTGCTAGCGGGAAAATTAAAGTAACTAAGGCTAAAGAAGCTTTAAATAACTTTATAAAAAAATGTTTTAACACCTCTGGAGAAATAAGGGAAGAAGAATATCCAAAAGTTGTAAGTAAATGGAATTGTTTGTATTGCCCTTTTAAAGAAGATAAAAATAATTGTGGGGAAGGTATTATTTTCTAACCTTTAGTATATATTTATAATATATAAGTATATTAATATTCACTAAAACAATTATTTAAATTATGGCTAAAGACCTAACTTTAACAAGCGTGAAAATTCAAACAGATTTGTTTGAAAATTTCAAAATCGAGTGCGTAAAACGAAAATTTAGTTTTCAAAAGCTTGCCGACCGAGCTGTTTATTTGTATCTTACGGATGAAGATTTTCGTAAAAAAATTACAAACCAAAACCTTACCGAACTTTAAAAATAAAATATGAATAAAAGTTTTGATTATATCCCAAAGGATAAAAGAAAAAAAATCGTTTTAATTTGTGATGACATTAGAGTTCATTCTGGAGTAGCAACAGTTGCTAGAGAAATTGTTACTCATACCTGTCATCACTTTAATTGGGTTAATATTGGGGGTGCTATTAATCACCCAGATCAAGGTAAAAAATTAGACCTAAGCGCAGATAGTAATAAAATAGCAGGGATTGAAGATTCATATGTTATGATGTATCCTACTAATGGGTATGGTGATGCTGATTTTTTACGTCAGGTAATCAAAATTGAAAAACCTGATGCTTTAATGTTAATCACAGATCCAAGATATTTTGTATGGCTGTTTAACATTGAACAAGAAATTAGAAAAAATATTCCGATTGCATATTTGAATATTTGGGATGACTATCCTGCTCCTATGTACAATAAACCTTACTATGAGGCTTGTGATTTGTTGATGGGTATCTCAAAACAAACGGTTAATATTAACCAATTAGTTTTAGGTGATAAAGGTAAAAACAAACTGTTTAAATACGTTCCTCACGGTTTAAATCATAATGTTTATAAACCAGTAGAGGAAAATGATCCTGAATTAAAGAAATTTAAGAAAGAATTTTTTGGAAATGACAACCCGGATTTTGTTCTATTCTTTAACTCTCGTAATATTAGAAGAAAACAAATCCCCGATGCAATGTTAGCATTTAGAGCATTCTTGGATAGTTTACCTAAAGAAAAAGCCGACAAATGCCAAATGGTATTACATACTGAAATTGTAAGTGAGCACGGTACAGATTTAGCAAAAGTTAAAGAATATTTCTTTAATGAAAGTTATCCTAATGCTATTAAATTTTCTACTCAAAAACTATCTTCAATCCAACTCAATTATTTGTATAACATCGCAGATGCTCAAATATTGTTAACTTCTAATGAAGGATGGGGTTTAACTATTACAGAAGCAATTCTAGCAGGTACTCCAATTATCGCCAATGTTACAGGTGGTATGCAAGACCAAATGAGATTTGAAGATAAAGACGGAAAATGGTTTACTCCAACTGCAGACTTCCCTTCAAACCACAATGGAACACTAACCAAACATGGAGAATGGGCATTTCCCGTTTACCCAACCTCCCGATCAATTCAAGGTTCCCCTCAAACCCCTTATATCTTTGATGATAGATGTAAATGGGAAGATGCGACCGAAAGAATTAAAGAGATTTACAATATGCCTAGAGCTGAACGTAAAGCAAGAGGATTGAAAGGTAGAGAATGGGCAATTGGAGAAGAAGCAGGTTTAACCTCTAAAGAACAAGCTAAACGCATTGTAAAAGCATTTGATGAGTTATTTTCTACTTGGAAACCCAAAGAAAAATACGAGATTACCAATGCTACAGAGTATAAAGGAAAGTTTTTACCACATAAAATTTATTATTAATGAGCAAACCAGTTTTTGTAATTAGCAGCCCCTATGACACTTATTCGGGATATGGGGCTAGAGCTAGAGATATTATTCAAGCAATTTTAAATCTAGACAAGTATGATGTAAAACTTTTACCACAAAGATGGGGTAGTACTGCTTGGGGATTTTGTGAAGATAACCCCGAATGGAACCATCTCCATCAATATAGATTAGATTCCCCTACTTTAAATAGCAAACCTGACATTTGGATGCAGATTACTATCCCAAATGAATTTCAATCAGTTGGAAAATACAATATTGGAGTAACAGCAGGTATAGAATCAGATTTATGTAAAGCTGAATGGATTGAGGGTTTGAATAGAATGGATAGGAATTGGGTTTCTTCTAATTTTGCAAAACATACCTTTGAAAATAGTAAATATGAAAGACGAAATACTCAAACTAATAATATTGAAGGGTATGTCCAACTAGAAAAACCAGTTGAAGTAGTATTTGAAGGGGCAAATTTAGATGTTTATAAATCTATTGAACCTAAAGAAATCAAAACTATTAATTTAGATGAAATTAAAGAATCTTTTTGTTACTTGTTTGTAGGCCATTGGATGAATGGTGATTTTGGGCATGATAGAAAAAATGTATCTTTGTTAATTAAATCTTTTTATGAAGTATTTAAAGACAAACCCCAAAAACCAGCTCTAATCCTAAAAGCCTCAATTGGCATTGCCTCTTACATTAGCAGAGATGAAATTTTAGATAGAATCAAAATTATTAGAGAATCTGTAAATTCTACTAATTTACCTAACATTTATGTTCTAAATGGAGAATTTAGTGATGGGGAAATGAATGAGTTATATAACCACCCCAAAGTAAAAGCCATGTTATCTTTTACTAAAGGAGAAGGATTTGGGAGACCTTTACTAGAATTTAGTTTAACAGGTAAACCTATTATAGCTTCCGGATGGTCAGGTCATACAGATTTCTTAAAACAAAATCTAAGTACTCTAATCCCTGGAGAACTAGAAAATGTTCATCATAGTGTGGCTAACGATTGGTTAATTAAAGAAAGCAAATGGTTTAAACCTAGTACTGTTGAAATTGGAAGACACCTAAAAGATTCATATGCCAAATACAAGCAATATGTTTTAGGTGGAAAACAACAAAAACAATATTCTAAAAGTAATTTTAGTTTTGGAAAAATGCAAGAACTAATTTCTACTATTTTAGAAAAAAATATTCCTGACTTTCCAAAACAAGTAGAACTAGTATTACCCAAACTTACTCTACCTAAACTTAAAAAAATAGAATAATATGCAATACGATAATTTAACAGAATGTAGCAGGTGTGGAAGTGATGCCTGCTACATCCAAGAAATTACTCCTGAAGTAAAACTAGAATTTTGTTATGGATGTGGATTCCAATCCCATTCACTAATGAAACCTGGAACTGAATTCTTTACTGAACAATTAGCTCTACTTCCAGATCTATACAAATCTCTAATAGAGGAGGAGGAAGAAACAGGGAAAGTTTGGATGCCGTCTTTTATTAATGTGGCAGAAAAAGGAATGGTGTTTGTAGATGGAACAGGTAGAGATAATTGGGGGTGGGCAGGAGTAAAATCTGTACCTGTTTCTAAAGAAGAAAAGAAAAAATATAAAGATGCAAAACATAGAGCAGACATGACTACCATAAAACATTTTGGAGAACGTGACTTTATGGAGGCTTTATCGTATATTGGGGTATTACCTGAATAAAATAAAAATGCAAAGATTCTTAGAAAAAATATCTTGGAAATTTAGAAGAATTAATATATCTTTTTCCCTCCTCCATATTGACTGGAGTGGGGGATTAAGCTATTTTGGTTTTAGTATCTTTAAAATAGTGTATAATCTTAGAGCTTACTCATTATTTGAAGTAGTTTTTTTATTACCAAATAAAACAACACATAAATATTTTCATGTTTATACCTGGGATTGTTTGTTTCTTAGAAGATACTTAAGTATGTTAGCCGAAAAATTATCTGATAGGGAAATTTGGAACAGAAATAAACTGACTAGTTGGGATAAGTTTAGATTAAAAATTTTAAATAAAATACTATGAAAATTTCATACGCAATAACAGTAAAGGATGAATTAATTGAGTTAGATAGACTTTTATTTAAACTTGAAAATCATAAAAGAGATAAGGATGAAATTGTAGTTGTGTACGATAGTGCAAATGGTGGAGAAAATGTAAACCAATATTTGAGAGCTAAATCAGTTAACCAAAGTTTTTTTAGATGGCATGCATTTGAATTCAAAAATGACTTCTCAGAATTAAAGAATTATATAACCAAACAATGTACCGGAGATTATATTTTTCAAATAGATGCCGACGAAATTCCAAATGAATATCTAATTTCCATATTACCCACCATACTAGAGTCAAACCTTGAAACCGAAGTGTATCTAACGCCAAGAGTTAATACTGTAGAAGGTATTACTCAAGCTCACATTCAAAAATGGGGATGGAGAGTGGATGAAAAAGGATGGATCAACTATCCTGATTACCAATGGAGAATTTGGAAAAATAAACCTGAGATAAAGTGGATAAATAAGGTTCATGAAAGGTTGGAAGGTTTCAAAACTTATGTTACCTTACCACCACAAGAAGAGTTTTCTTTATATCACCCAAAAACTATAGAAAAACAAGAAAAACAAAACAATTATTATAATACACTATGAAAAAAGTATGGTACGCCCCCAATAAACTAGAAGCTTATGGGGAAGAAGAAATTAAAGCAGTTGAACAATGTCTTCGAGACGGTTGGTTAGCAGGTTTTGGTCCTCGTTCTATTGAGTTTGAAGAAAAAATTGCAAAAGAATTTGGGAAAAAGTTTGGTGTGTTTGTAAATTCCGGCTCATCTGCTTGTTTACTTGCTATTGCATCTATGGATTTACCTAAAGGATCTAAAATTATTACTCCTGCCTGTACATTTTCAACTACATTAGCTCCTATTATTCAACTAGGATACAAGCCAGTATTTGTAGATGTTGGGTTGAATGATTACGTCGCGGATATTATACAAGTAGTAAATGCTGTTACAGAAGAAGTAAAAGCTATTATGTTGCCTAATCTAATTGGAAATAAGCCAAAGTGGAAACTTTTAAGACAAATTCTTAAAAATATGGATAGAGAAGACATTATCCTTATTGAAGATTCAGCTGATACAGTAACTGAAACTCTAGACTCAGATATCTCAACTACCAGCTTTTATGCTTCTCACGTTATTACAGCAGGAGGAATGGGAGGAATGGTAATGTTTAATGATGAAAAATATGCTAAACGTGCTTTAATGTTTAGAGATTGGGGTCGTATTGGAGATAACAGTGAAGATATGAGTGAACGTTTTGCACATGATGTTGATGGTTTGCCTTATGACTATAAGTTCTTGTATGGTGTTTTAGGATATAACATGAAGTGTAGTGAAATGAGTGCTGCTTTTGGTTTAGTACAACTAGAACGTTTCCAAACCTTTAAAAATAAACGTAGAGACAATATCAAAAGATATCTAGAAAACCTTAAAGATGTTAAAGAACTTATTTTACCTGACGATAGTATAGAACCTAACTGGCTTGCTATCCCACTTCAAACTGAACGTAGATTAGAATTGCTTAATTTCTTGGAAAGTAACAACATCCAAACCCGAGTTACATTTGCGGGTAATGTTACTAGACACCCTATTTACAGAGAATATCTACAAGAATTCAAAAATTCAGATCTAATAATGAAAAACGGATTTTTGTTGGCTGCTCATCACGGAATGGGACTTGATGATGTGGATTATGTTTGTGATAAAATCAAAGAATTCTTTGGATACTCTAAATAATATAAAAACAGCATTTTTAACAGAAATGGGGTTTGAGGGTAAAATACCCTCAAACCACCCTAATGCCCGGACAGAGTTTGCTTGGATGTATGCTCTAAATGCTGATCATTTCAATATAAGGAATTTAAGTAACATTAAAAATTATGATAATGTTTTTATAATAATTCCTAAAGGAGAAGTATATTTAAATGCTGTAGGGTCAAAATTGATACAAAAACCAAACCCCACCTCTGATATTTTATCAGCACCTTTAGCTCAAATCCTTAGAAACAATAATTGCAAAAAAATATATTATATTCAAGAAGGACCTACTTGGTTGTTTAATGATTATAATATGGTTGATCAAATCAATTTTTATAACCAGTTAAATAGTTTTGATGGGATTTTTGCGCACAATGAACATGATGCTAAATTTTATAAAGGGTTATTTCCTGGAAAGAAAGTAGAAGTAATTAGATCTTTATTAATAGAAGATTTAATAAAAAATATTTCCCCAAAAACAGAAGAAAAAGTTATAATTGGGGGTAATTTTGCCCATTGGTATGGAGGATTTCAAAGTTATATAATAGCTCAATCATTTGATCTCCCTGTATGGGTCCAAGATTCTCATTGTAAAAGAGAAGGAGAAGATCAATTGCCTAATTTAAACCATTTTCCTAGATTGATATGGGTTGATTGGATGAAAGAATTATCTAAATTTAAATATGCCGTTCATTTAATGCCTACTATAGCTGCAGGTACATTTAGTTTAAATTGTGCTTACTTTGGGATACCTTGTATTGGAAATAAAAAAGTAGATACTCAAAAATTATGTCATCCTGATTTATCAGTTGATGTGGAAGATGTAGAAAAAGCTCGTATATTGGCTGATAAGTTAAAAGAGGATAAAGAATTTTATTTACATTGCGTTAACACATCAAAAGAAAATTATAGGAAATATTATGATATTGACAAATTTAAAAAAGAATTAATTTTATGAAAACCGCATTAGTATTAGGAGCAGGTGGATTTATTGGTTCACACCTCGTTAAATGATTAAAATCAGAAGGATTTTGGGTTCGTGGTGTTGATTTAAAATATCCTGAATTTGAACCTACAGCAGCTGATAATTTCATTATAGGTGATTTAAGAGATCCTAGAGTAGTAAAAAATGCATTTCTTTTAGAATCTAATAATGGGAAATACCCATTAAACTATGAATACACTTCTCCTCGCCCATATGTTCAACACATGCAGTTTGATGAAGTGTATCAATTAGCAGCTGATATGGGGGGTGCGGGTTATATCTTCACAGGTGAAAATGATGCTAATGTGATGCACAACTCAGCCTTAATTAATCTAAATGTAGCTAAAGAAGCAGTAGAACAAAAAGCAAAACGTGTATTTTACAGCTCCTCCGCTTGCATGTATCCTGAACACAATCAATTAGACCCAGATAACCCAAATTGTGAAGAATCATCAGCATACCCCGCAAATCCTGATTCAGAATATGGGTGGGAAAAATTATTTAGTGAAAGATTATATTTTGCTTTTAATAAAAATTATGGGTTAGATGTTAGAATAGCCCGTTACCATAACATATTTGGTCCCCAAGGTACTTGGAAAGGAGGTAAAGAAAAATCTCCTGCCGCCATGTGCCGAAAAGCTGCTGAAAATGGTGATGACCTAGAAGTTTGGGGTAATGGTAAACAAACAAGATCATTTTTGTATGTAGATGAATGCGTAGAAGCTACTTTAAGATTAATGAGACAAGATAATTTTTTAGGACCTGTTAATATTGGTTCTGAAGAAATGGTTACTATTAATGAATTAGCTGAAATGGCTATAGACATTTCTGGGAATGATTTAAAAGTTAGAAATATTGATGGTCAAGACTTTATAGACAAATATGGTTTCCAATGCCCATTAGGAGTTAAAGGAAGAAATTCCCATAATAAATTATATAGAGAAAAAATGGGATGGGAACCAAAATTAACTTTAAGAGAAGGAATGGAAAAAACTTTCGAGTGGATTAATAAACAAGTAAATAAATAAAATTATATGAAAAAAAGTAATCATGCTTTAAAAAGAAAAGAATTATTTTCAAAGTATAAACGCAACCACAATATATTCTTTGAATCTGGAACCCATCATGGTTTTTCAGTACAAGCAGCTTTAGACTTAGAATTTAGCAAAATTATTTCAGTTGAAATAGAACAAGAATACTTCTTAGAATGTTTTGATAAATTTACATCTTATATAAATGAAGGAAGAATACATTTATTTTATGGTGATTCTAATGTTTGGATGGAAAGAATGTTAAAACTAGTAGAAGAACCAGCATTGTTTTGGTTAGATGGTCATCCTGATGGGGTAAGTGGAGACCCATTATGGGAAGAATTAGAAGCTATTAAAAAACATTCTATAAAAAATCATACTATTATTGTAGATGATATCCCCATTTATTTTAATAGCAAACAAGTTGAAGATAAAATATTAGAAATAAATCCTAATTATCAATTTATATACGAAGATGCTCTTAATGAGAGTAATTTAACTGATGTGTATCAAAATTATGATTTGGTAGCATATATTGAGGATTAATATGGGAGAAATATTTAAATTTAATAATTTAATTCAATGAAAATATTTGTAACAGGAGGGAGTGGGTATTTAGGAAAAGTATTAGTTAATTATTTACAGAAAAATCATGATATACTTGCCCCTAATAGTAAGGAGTGTAATATACTTAATACCTACATTCTATCTAAGATAATTAAAGATTTTAATCCTGATATTGTTATTCATTTAGCTGCTTTTGTAGATACGTTTAGATGTGAAGAAGAAATTGAAAAAGCTTTAGATATTAATGTTATAGGTACATCAAATATTGTTAAAACATGTTTAAATTTAGATTGTAAATTTATTTACATTTCATCTGAATATGTGTTTGGAGGTAATAAAGGTAATTACACAATAGATGATAAATTAGATCCTATTAATGTTTATGGTAAAACAAAAACTGCAGCTGAATATATAGTTTCAGTATTATCTAATTATCAAATAATAAGAGCTCCGTTTATTAGACAAATATATCCTAAAGTATTTACTGATCAATATTGTTCTAGATATTTTTTAGATGAAGTAGTAGAAAAAATAATTAAAAATATTTTTAATAATCCAAATAAACTAATTCATATATCTTCTGAAAGAACATCAT